GGACCATTCTTGCAGCGTTGATAGGGTTGGCAACCTCCGACACCTTTTGAAATACCGACAGATCTGCGCCGACGACCCTGAAGCTGCTTGCGAGGGCCAGGTTGCCGCGCACGAGGAAGAGCGCCACGTCCGCAACACGAGATAGGCCGAGAGCCAAATCATCGGTCCATTCGCTCAGCTCTCCACCTACGAGTCCGTCCTCAGCTTTCATCACGTCCGCGAAGCCATCCGCAAGATCGGCGAGAGCCGGCAGCGCCGCAACGGTGACGTCCGTGAACACTTCGTCAATTCGTTGGCCCAGACCAGTGAGCTTGTCCTGCAATGCAGTTGCTTGCGCAACCGCCTCGCCGGAAACTTCCGAGAAACCATCTACGTTATCGGCCAGGTCGTTGAAGAACGGCAGAAGGTCAACACCGGACTTGCCGAACAAGTCATTTGCCAACGCCGCCTTTCCAGCGGTGTCCTCGTACCACTGCAGGTTCTTGGCAACCTCGATCATAACCTCGCCCGGGTCGCGAAGTTTTCCGGCACTATCCTTGGCGGAAACACCGATTGCAGCCAGCGCCTTTGCAGTCTTGCTCGACTTTTCATCGACCGTAGTCAGGCCGCGTGCCAGCTTTACCAGCGCAGGATCGACACTACCGGCAAAGTCGACATCAAAGGCTTTAGCAACCTTCTGAATCTTTGAAAGGCTTTCGATGCTGGTTCCGACCTTCTGTGAAAGGTCATCCAGCTCACCCATCGAATTGATGACATCACCGACTCTTGAGCCGAGTGTGGCAAGCGACACACCAGCAATCGCAAAACCAGCGATGTTCCCGAAAGTAGATTGGAGGCCCGAGATGCGGTCATTGAGTCCGCTCATCTGGCTAGACAGGTTCTGCAGCGACTGGCTGTTCAGCCGGCGCAGCTCATCACCGACACCGGCGATCCGACGTCGACTTTCGGCGGCACCGTCCACAACCATTTCAATGAGCGCGCGTGGCGATGCCATCGTTTCTATCCTCTAGTTCTTTCTCTGGCGCGCCCACTCCTCCAGGCACGCCCGCTCCATCATCTGAATCAGCAGGAACGTGTCCCGCTGTGCCTTCTTCTTCAACCCCCGCATGCGCATGCAGGTTTCAACACCCGGGTAGTGGAGCCCGGTCGCGCCGGCCATGCCGACGCTCCATTGCGTTTGAACCGCAAGCCAGATGCCGAAAACTTCCTCGTTCTCCGGCCAAAGCCAGTACTCGTCTTCGTCAAGATCGATACCATCCTCGGCAACCATACCCATCGCCGCAAGTGCATCGTCTACATGCTCGCGTTCAGCTGGCGCATCGGCGCCAAACTCGATTTGGCCGCGCGCCATCAGGCGCACGACCTCGGTCAGTTTTTTGCAGCGGCCCCGACCTGCTCCATGTAGCAGCGAAGTACCAGCAGCGGCATGCCGGCGAACGCGATCAGTTCGTCGAGGCCGTCGGCCGAGAATTGAACCGGCTGGCCGCCTGCATCCAGTACGCCATCCCAGCCTTCCGTCACGCGGCGGACGAATGCTTTGACGCCGCCGTTCTCCTGGCGGACATCGTCAATTTCATCCTGGCTCAGGCGCGCGCAGTGGAGCTTGAAATCGAAATGTTCCGGTTTACCGTTTTCGTCGGGCAGAGTGCCCTTGACGGTTACCGCGAGCTTGTTACGTTTGACGAGCTTGAACGCCATAGCGCTTCCTTTCAGTGTTTGTAAATCGTTACAGGCAGACCAGACGCCATTCGTCGTTGCCGTTGATCGGCACCAGGCGCAGGTCGAAGCCGATCAGGCGCTTGCCGTTGAGCTCCGACTTGCGCGGGTTCGTGAACTGGGCAGCCTGCGCGAAGATGATCGCCTTATTGCCCGTGGCGGTGCCGATAGTGAAAGCCAGGCTTCTGGTTTCGTTCGCTTTCACGGCTTCCATCAACGCAACTTCCTGCGCTGCTGTGAGCTCCATCTCGACGGTTGCAGTCGAGTCGCGATCCGCGATATCGACATCCTCGACGGTCAGCATCGGGGTGAAGTTGACCGTATTGCCGAAGTTCAGCTCCAAACCGGTACTGTTGTAGACCGTACCACCAGTCAACACACCGGCCGCGTAAGTCGCGCCCAAGGTGATGTCAATGACGTTAGCTTTGGTCATCGCGACTGGCTTCTTCCATTGCGTGAAAGTGCCAGTCGGGTTCGGCGTAGCGACGATCTCGCCGTCCAGGCCAGTCCACTCGAAGCGCAACGTCGGACGCTCGCCGACCTTGGCCGACAGCGTGCAGTTGCCCATCGACGCCAGGAGCTTATGCACCACGCCGTCATCGTAGTAGTACTGGGTGAGCGTCTTGAGCGCTGACGAAACGGGCGTGTACTCGACACGTGCCGGCGTGGTCAGCTGGCCTTCAGCGACCGCGCAGCCGAGCAGCAGCTGACCCCAGGCCGGCGGCGTTGCCGCCGTGCCGGACCCTGCAAGCTCGACCGTATAGGACAGCTTGACGCTGGCCGGCCCCACCAGTTGCTCGCTACCGCCGAAATAGCCGCGGATCAGCGGACGATTGATCGACTGCGCTTCGAGCGGGGTGATGGTGACGTCCGACACCAGCACCGCGTTAGCAGCACCAGTGGGGGCAGCATCGGTGCCCGGCGTCGTTTCGACCTTCGCGGTCACGATAGTGTTCTTGATGCGACGGGCCATCGCTTACTCCTGGTTCGGTTGAGCGGCCGGTTCCGGCTGCGGGTTGAGGTCGATCCACTCCCAGCGCACATCGTCGAAGCGCCATTGGCCGCCGCCTGGCGGTGGAGGGATATCGCGAGCCGGCGGCGCGGCGGGAGGATTCTTTTCGAGGTTGGTATCAGTTTTCATGGTCAGCTCAGGTTGCCGTCATAGGTACGGTGGTCAGCGGTGTAGATCAGCCGCACCCACCCGGTTTTCTTTCCGTCCGCCGTGTTCTCCGCTTCCACACCGATCAACACCAGGTCGGACACAATGCCGCCCAAGGAAGGGTTGACCGCAAGGCGCGCAACTACGCGCTCAAGCAGCGGATCGACAGCGAGGTCTCCGCTTTCGGCGACGCTTCGCGCATAGCACTCGACCGTGATACGCGTCGACCAGTCGATGGGCGCGCCTGCAATCGTGATTCGCTGGGGCAGCGATTGTTCAAACTGGACGCTGACTGCCTCGCTTTCCTGCTCAGGGAATGCATAGGTCCGCGCCCGATTGATCGACTTGCACACAGGCGGCTGCATCTTCAGCTGCTCGAGTACAGCCGCAACGATCTTCGAGAATGCCGTACTCATTGCGTGCACTCGACGATCAACGTGGTCAGGCCGGTGCCGTCTGGCTGCTGCTCGTTGATCACATACGGCACGCCAGCGATCGAGATCTGCTGGCCTACCGGTTCCGCCATGACGGCATTCGACGCCACCTGGACGGATGGGCTAGTATTGGCGGCCCCCACCCCGAGCGAGTCGGTCGTGCTCGGCTTGCGGAAGATTCCGGGCACCAGCACGCCGCCAATCTGCACCTGGACGTTTGCCAGGTGATTCAGCACCATGCTGTTGGTGACGGCTTCGAGGTTGGCGAAGAACACGGCAGCGACTTAGCGGATGACGCCGTCGAGCAGCACGGTTGCGCTGGTCTCGGTACCGCTCTTCGGAGCAGCAGCTGCGCCGACCAGGACGTTGTTGGTCGCGGTCTTGGTGATGCGGCGCGCGGTATTGTCCCAGTACACCTTGTCGCCAGTAACGAGGGTGTCGGCCGTGACAGCGCCCAGGACGAAGACACCGTCGCGAACGGCCTCGACGGAGGTGCCCTGCAGGGCATCGTTCGCAGCAATACCGAAGATTGCGCCGACCAGCACGCCCTGGCCGCTGGTGAGGTTGTATGGCGCGACGAGCGTGACGACGTTGCCGGGCTGGATGAAGTTTTTCATTAGTTACTTTCTTCGCAAGTGAACAATTAAGCCGTGCTGCGGCTTACGCTCCAGCATTCTTGTAGATGCCGCGCCAGTCGATCGCTTTGGCACCGAACACGTGGCGGGCCTTGATCTGCAGGCCATCGACCTCGAAGCCCTGCCGCGTCTCGGTAAACAGGCCCTGCTCGCCTTCCAAGTAGGCGTATTCGATTGTGTCGACGAGTGCTGGCGTCGCAGCCAGGTGCCAGGCCTTACCCTGAATGCGAGGATCGACCACCACTTCCAGGCTGGTATTGAAGTTCGGGTTGATGTCGCTGGCTTTGGCCGCCACGAAGGACGCCGAGGTGTACTTATTCGCCGCGCTCTCATTGTCCGGACCCACGATCAGGAAGGACGGAGTCAGGTTCAGCACGCGACCTTTCAGGCCCACCTGCTTGCGCATCGCGGCGCGGCCGTCGCTGAGCGTCAGGTCAGTGATTGCGCCGGCTGCAGCTGCCAGGTTGGCATGGCCGGCGTCGAACAGCTCTTTCCCGTCCGACATCAGGCCAGCGCCCGTCAGGATGCCGTAGACGATGTCACCCTCGATCGCCGCCGCTTCCGCTGCCAGGGCCAGCGGGATACGGTCAAATGCGCCGAGGTCATCATTGATGATCGTCTCCCAGGTCAGAGCGACGATACCGCCCCACTTGCCCAGCGAGTACTTTTCGGCCGACTCGCCGAAAGTGATCTGCTTGTACTCGCCGCCTGGGTTAATTTGTTTGAATGCGGCCGATTCCGAAAGTTGGGTGCGCGCCACTTCACGGAAGTCTGGAGCCGTCGATTCGCGTGCCCATCCGGTAAAGGTACGGGCCTGGATTTCGTAGGCGGTCCGCAGCGTGCGGTTCACGGTCCCAGCAAGG